GAGAAACGATTTTCGGCCGTTCTCCAAAATTCAGCGCTCTAATCGAATATGAGGGCAGAGAATTTAAAGTTTCGGTCACAAAAAAGACAATCACGGTCAAAAACAAACTTAATGTTCAACTGTTCACTGAGCCGAATCGCTACACGATTGATGAGCAGGGAGCCATGAGGGGGTTAAGAGACTACATCGTAACTCATAACATCTAACGCATTGACGGCATAGGTTAGAACCTATGCCGTTTTCTCGAACTCAAAATCTTGGAATAAAAATGACACATTTACAACGTGCTTACATCTTTGACATTGACGGCGTTTTGGCCGATTGCTCTCACCGTCTGCACTTTATCCAACAAGAACCAAAAGACTGGAAAAGGTTTTACGAAAATTCGGATAAAGACGAAGTTATTCTGTCGAACAAAAATACATTAAGACTGCTTAGAAACGCTTTGCACGGTTATCAGACTAGAGGAATCTTGTTTGTCACGGGAAGGTCTGAAGCCTATCGAGAATTAACCATGAATTGGCTAAAAAAGAAAGTTTGGGGATGTTTTGGAAACTTTTACGACGATATGTTGTTCATGCGTAAAGATGGAGATTTTCGCCCCGACTGGGAAGTCAAGAAGGAAATCTATGAGAACGAGATTAAATGTCAATATGAAATTTTGGGAGTTTTTGAAGACCGCACACGGGTTGTTCAAATGTGGCGGTCGCTTGGATTGACCTGTTATCAGGTCTGCGAAGGAAATTATTAGAAGAATGAAAACAGAAATAGAACACAAAGAAGCAATTGCGAAAATTGCCAACGCTCATACCGAAGAAGAACAACTCAGACAGATGGAGGAAGAGGCCGTTGAATGTGCCTTGGCTATCATCAAAATGCGCCGTCACGGTCACAATCCAATCACGCGAAAAGATTTAGTCACCGAGCTTGCAGATTGTCTGATAATGATTGAACAACTTGTTTGGCGTTTCGGTTATCAAGATGAAGTTGCCATAGAAATGGTCAACAAGATCAACCGAGAATTAACACGAACAGGTCAGGCAGAATTCTTCACAACAGAAGTTTCCATCTAAAAATCAGCCCCGAATTTTTCGGGGCTTTTTCATGCTTGGAATGAAGATAAGGTGAGTCTCCCCGCCAATATTCACACCTCTACAATAAGCATATAGAAATTCTTTTGTAATCAAAGAGGTAACACATGAACGAGAAACAAATAGCTGAAGATTTAGATGAGCTTATGAGCACATTGAACACTGAAGATGTCATCGTCATTGACGAACCCGTTGGTATCCCTGAAGTCGTTACCAAAGACTTCGTTGAACAAAAGCTCATTGCTTTAGACAAGGTTGAAAAAGTCGAAAAGCAAGAAAAGACCGCAAAACCCGCTAAAGCGAAAAAAGTTGCAAAAGCTCCGAAAGAAAAGAAAGTCTCCGAACCCCGCGTCACTTACAAAGACGGTTACGGGAAGATGTTGGAACAGCGCATCAAGAATTCAAAAGACGTTCTTGCGCTCACCAAAGACATCGATGAAGAAGAACAGGTGAAAGAAGTACGTGAGCTTGAAAAGCTCTTAGACGACAAGACAGTCTTCTCTCAGAAGAAAGTTTGCGAAAAGGTCATTCAGCTTTACACATTCCTGACGGGCGGTTGCAGTCTCAACACGGTACTCAAAATTGCTTTTGATACTTTCAAACAAGACGGTTTTCTTGACGGTGGTAAAAAGGGGAATCTTTATCAAGCACTGCTGAAGAAACCCTACAGTCCCGGAACCGCAAATGCTCAGTCGGCTCAGGTCATGAATATGCTCCCTAAGCTCGGTATCGCTGTCAAGGTTGGTCATCGTTTAACTCCTGACCCTGAATCGAACCTGCTCCCGCTGATCTATCAGAAGATGGGAATCTAAAGAAACGAAAAGCCCCGCAAAAGCGGGGCTGAATTTTTACTCTATTGTCAATAACTTCGGCTTGTAATCTAAGCTCTCTTGACCGTAATATCCAAACGAATTTTCAACCAGCTTTACTCCGCCAATCTCAAGCTCGGCTTTGACATGGGTATGACCGAATACCCACGCTTTGATGTTTGACCGAGAAAGAAACATTCTTGTAAGGTCAGTACAGAAAGCACTTTGAAGCGGGCTATCACTGAACATTGGCGTTGTAGCAAAAGTTGGAGCATGATGAGTTAGAACAACAACTTTCTCATCTTTGTGTATTTCGAGCAGTCTATCAAGCTCAAGCAATTCTTTTGTGAATCTTTCTCGGTAGTCTTTTGCTGTTAAACCGTGAACATACCAAAAGTCATTGAGACGACGAACAATATCAAGCTCATAGGTTGGATCAAGGTCAGACCAGAGTGTTCCGCCAATGACTGTAGTGTCTTCAATTTTTACCGTGCTGGGAGCGTCGCTAAGACTAAGGAAATGAACATTTTTGTAGTCTGAATAGCGCTTACGGTACTTTGCGACAGGGCTAGATTCTTTGTCTAGGCCGAAGAGGTAATAGTCGTGATTTCCTAAGACACAAACGACGTTTTGATATTTATGTCTGACTAAGTTGAAAAAGTAGTCTGTATAAAACAAAGCGTGTTCGCTGTACCAGTTGCCAATATCTCCCGCTACTAAAAGATTGGGAGCAGTTGGCTTGAGAAATACGCTTTCCAAGAATTCTGTACCCGCTTCACCACTTCCTACGAAGTGATCAAAATGCAGGTCGGAGACTACATCAAACTTAGTCATGTTTAATTACCTGTAAGGATATTCGTCGTTATCCGTGTACTTTGCTTGAATCGGCAAAGAGACGTGCTGAGGTTCGTCATTGGCGTCTGAACGCTTCATTGCACGACGTTCAACGACTTCCATAATTGCATAGTTTGCAAGATCAAGCAGAGTGTCTTCAATGCTTTCATCTTTAACTTGACGGTCAGACTTGCGATAAAGAGACTTAATGCGTTCAAACTTATCAGACAAGCGAATCAGAATTGCTTCGGGAAACTCCGAGCGGGTTTTAGCGAAAGAATCTCCGTAGTCAGTGTTCTTTGCAACGTAAGTCTGATGGAGATTCATGCAGATTTCATTGTGGATTTTGTATTTATCAATCATTTTTCTTCTTGGTTTGAAGTTGATCTTTGATGTACTCTTCCGCCCACTGAAGGGTGTTCTTGGAAATATTCTGAATGTTCTCGTTGTTGACAATAGCTGGAACAACAATCATGGCGGCTATTGTCTTTTGATTAGGCAGAAAGGTATTGAGAAGAACGACACAGATAAAAGCGCCGAGAATTTTTGGCATCATCGGATTAAACCAGCGACAAAATTTTTCGTTGGTTTCTTCAGACTCTATAATTGCGGTTCCAATGCGGGCGAACAGCAATCCAAAAACAATAAAAAAGCCGAGAACACATAGACTTCCCAACACTCTTTTTACTTCATCTATTGTGCTGATCACGTAAATTGTGGTCGGTGTTAATTCAATCATTTTTCTTTCTTGGGATTAAGTTGTTCTTGGATGAATTGTTCTGCCCACTGAAGAGCGCCCTTGGAGATGTTCTGAATGCTTTGGTTAGCAGAGATGGCGGGGACGACGATCATGGCTGCTACAGTGCTCCGACTAGGAAGAAAAGCAACTCCTAAGAACGCGGCAAACACTATTGGGCCTATTACTTTATTTGTTTTGTCGGTTACAAGTTTGACTTTGTTATATGTCTTAAGCTCGTAATGTGTACTAGAGTCACAGTAGGAGACCGCTTTAATAATGTTCATCACTACTAAAGAGATTCCTCCGAAAACTAAGATAAGACCACAGACGCCGTTAAACGCGTCAAGTTGACCAATGAAGTAGATGAGAAGAGGTGAGATTTCCATTATTATTCTTCCTCGTTTTCTTCGTCTTCGTATATATCGTCAGCAAGAGTGCTGACTTCTTCCATGTAATCCCAAAGATGTTCAAGAACATCGCCTTCTGAAAGAGCTTCGTCTTCCGAGATTTCGTTAATCCTCCTAAGATCGGATAGGTCGTTTTCCCACCTGTCTGCAAGTCGCTTGAGTTCAGACCAATATCCGTCTAAACGTTTCTTGTGATCGGTCTCCATGTCTTTCCTCTTTCGTCGTAACACACATTGCGATTTAACCTGAGAGCGCCCCATGTCTTCAAGGATTCTTTTCTTATTTCTTCACGAGCGTAATTAGCAAGCCATTTATCTACTGCTTTAATGGCGGTGTTCAAACTTTCTAAACATT